GTATATTACCACTTGCAGGGAATGATATTAATTTGATATTACTATCAGTTGATTGCCAACACAATTCCCAATAATCAGTATTAAGTGTATCAACTACATAATTCCATGCTGCTATTGCTTTTGCTTGATTAGCTCCACCACTTAATGTTAATACTCCCGCTGATGAATTGTAATTAACTCCATTCTTCTTTAACCAAACATATACTGTATCATTTCCACTACCAGTCACTCTATCAAATTGTGAAGAGAATTGTATATTGTATGTTCCACTATTCGCTAGGGTAATTCTACTATTAGATGCAATTGATACACCTTGTGATATATCAGTTACTTCAAATTGCATTGATTGAGATACGTTTGCAGAACCTGATTGAGTTATACCACTTTGGAATGCACCTACGTTAAATTGTTTATTTCCGTGCACATATAAATCACCACTACCAGATTGAATCGTAATACTACCTGTTACTGTCAATCCACTCTCTGCAACTAAAGGAGTTTTAATTGTTACTCTTTTATCATTATTACCACCTGTTGCTGGTTCGAATTCAATAGCTGGATACAATACATAAGAACTACTCATAGCCATTATAGTAGGTTTAGTATAAGCAGAATACGTTCCACTAATAGTTGATGGATTACCAGTTATCCATATTACCTTATCTCTTGTTGAAACAGTAGCAAGACGTGTTGTATCTACTTGACTATAAGCACCTCCAGCTGCAAATGGACCATTTCTAGCAAATATAGTTCCTGGTTCTATACTTGTAGTAAAATTACTACCATTATTTATGTTTAAAAGATTTGAACCTGGATTATAAGTAAACGAATCAACACTATCTTTTGATATAGTTGAGCCAGATACAAATAAAACTGGAAAACTACTACTTACTGCAGTTGCAGTTGGTATAAAGTTTACACTACCAGTTACTGTTAAACTACCTGTTATTGTTGCATCTCCAATGTATGGGAATGGTGCAGAACCAGTACCCGCGAATGATGAGGTTGGTACTTGTGATAAATTTTTATTTTGAGCATTTCCAACCCACACATAACCATTATTAAGTGGTGCTATTAAACTACCAGATACATTTAGTGAACCTGTTATTTCTACATCCGTTGTATACGCACCATATCCAAATTGAACTGGGTCAGATGAAAATATTGATATATTTGAACCTCCACCTATTGCACTGATTTGTATATCACTATTAGGATAACCTTGAGTATTAATTTGCATTGTACCCGAAGTTTCTGAAATTACATTTTTAGTTTGAACTGAATTTGCAATAACACTACTCAATACATTTAGTGAACCTGAAATTATTCCACTACCACTAATATCTAAACTACCTGATAATTGAGTATTACCTATTACTTTTAATTTACCACCCCATCCATTATATCCAACTACTACATCACCTTCACCACCATCAGCGTTAAGATTTAGAGTTCCACCATTTAAAGATGAAAAGAATAATGAACCAGTTGTTGATGAATTAAATGCACCACTTGGAAATGTAAGGTTTCCAACAATTGTTTGATTACCTATAAAGGTATTAGAACCGGTTGTTGCATATCCAGTTACACTTAAAGAAGATGTTGGTATTTGCATTGAACGATTCGTACTATCACCAACCCAAATATATCCGTTTTGTAAACTAGCAGTCATTTCACCTAATTCACTTCTATATCCAGCTTCTTGAAAAGTATTTCTAATATCCAATCTATTACGCATTGAAACATTACCATTAAAATTAGTAGTTTGTGCGTATACTTCCATCCAACCATTAACAGCACCAAATTCTATATATTTATCATTTACTGATGATGATATTATTAAATTTGTATTGTTACCAGTAGTACCAATAAACCAATTACAATAATCATTTATTGAACCGCTTTTTATACGGAAACCTAAATTATGTCCATCTCCAGCACTTCCATCAATAATTTGATTACCAGTAAAAGTATTACTACCTGTTGTTGCGAATGAGCCAGTGTTTATAGTTGTACCAAAAGAAGATGTTGGAACTAAAGTTGTTTTATTATTACTATTACCAACCCAAGTGTATCCATTTGCTAGTGATGATGTAAAACTACCACTAATAGATAAACTACCTGATGTATTAACACTTATACCAATTGAATTTCCTAAACCATCTTGCAATCCTACTAATGTAGCAGATGCGGTATTATCACTCCCTAAATGAATTAGAGATTGATAAGATTTAGATATGTAAAGGTTCGATAAATTTCCCATATATTTTTATTTTATTTTAAGTCGTACTCCATGTTCTAAAATCAGCGTATGGAGCAGAACCCCACGTTGCTGGTGTTGTTCCCCATATTTTTGGATTTATCCATAATTCACATTGTTGACACGTACCATAATTATCTACTGGTAATGCAAGTACTGGAATATTTGATAAATCTATATCTCCTTCAGGAACATTAATAGTTTGGTCAATATTATAACAAACTAAGTTACCATAAGTAGGTGATAGGCCGGGTGATTTAATTGTACTAATTACCCAATCAACATCTACATCTTGATTAAAAGTTGCATTATAAAAATTACCAGTTAAACATTCATTTATTAAATATTGATTTACTCCCTCAGGGCTAATCAAAAAAAAAAGACAACGATTGCGGTCATTGTGAGTAGTTAAAGTGAACTCTGCAACCCACCCTGCTAAACCATTATCAAAACGGTCTGCAAATTGAGTACACACAATATCATCGTTTATATCAAACTCCTGCACCCCCCTTTGTGTATAAGATGTTAAATCGTTTATAATTGCTAGTGTATTAGCAAATATATCTACCTTATCATCAGTTCCAAAATAAGGTACATCAAAAGCATTGGTTCTACCTTCACTATTATTATCTTTATTCTTAATCTTATCAGCAATGATTAGTTGACATTTGTAATTTGTTACATTTGTACCAAAATCACTTTCTAATATTTGAATATTACCTAATGGATATGCTGGATATTGTCTTTCACCCAAATCCCATAAATCACCAGTTGTAACCACCTCAATTGATGGGTGATTACTCATTATAGTCTTAAAATAATTTAAAACATTATAATAAAGAGTATAGTTGGTATTTGTATTATTTACTATTGGTACGTTCATATTAATTTGGGTATAAATCAAATAAACAACGATTCTTATCGTTGTGGGTTGTTAATGTAAATGTCACTGTCCATCCACATAATCCTGAATCAAATCTTTCATGGAATTGTTTACAATTCACATCAGTATTGATATCAAAATTAGTAACTCCTCTTTGTATGAATGAAGTTATATCATTCATTATTGCAAGGGTGTTTGCCCATGCATCATATTTATCATCAGTTCCGTAAAATGGAACATCTAATTTATTAGTTCTACCATCACTTATATTATCTTTCTCTTTGTACTTATCTGCAATAAGAATTTGTACACTCCAATCAGTTGTAGTTTCTCTGAACTTTGTTGTAAGTACATTGATATTAACGACTGGATAATTTGGAAATTCTCTCTCATCAAAATCAGCAAGGTCTTCATTACCAATTGTTGCAACCGATGGATGTCCAGCACAATAACTTCCTAATGTAGTTAATAAATTATAATAGTTAGTATAATTTACATTTGTATTTTGAATTATTGCTGTTCCCATAGTTTACAATTGTATACCGCCAAAATATTGATTCGACTGGTCAGGAAAAATCTGAGTTTGATTACCAACTGATTGATTGTATTGTGGAATAAATTGAGAATATGCGATAAGATAGTTTTGTAATCTTAATGCATAGTAATCAGCGTTATTCAATGCCTTTGTTAGTAGATAATCAATTTCACCTTTAGTGGGTGCAATTCCTTGTTCTGATTGTTGCTTAACTGCACCATTAGATTTGAATTGGACACTGCTAAAAGGGATGTATTCCACACAAGCATACCATATTAAAGTATTCTTGATATGGTCATCTAAAAGGTCTTGATAATATGCGGATAAAGTACCCACAGTATTAGCTAGAATTTGTGTTTGGAGGTAACCAAATAAGACCGTACCCAATAAGTTCTTTAAGTACTTATCCTGTGCTGTTCTACAAAATGGTAATAGAGCATCTGCATCTATTGCTCCTTGTAAGGGAGTGTTTTTGATTATATCGTTTCTGTTTATAAAAAGTGCGTACGCCATATATTTTAATTTAATTTATTTCCGTTATCATCAAACATATCATATTCTCTTCTAAAGAATGCTGAACTCATTGTTGTTGGTAATGCATCTTGTGTAGTTGCATCTCCACTCTCATCGACCGTTGCAGGATTTTCCATTTCTTTATTAGTTTCATCTGCAACTTGTGATATTGTTTTATCAGTATCTTCTGCTTGTTGAGAAAGAATAGCTAATGGAGTTAATTGGTCAAAGTATAATTGTGCATCTTCCCATCCACCTTCAGTTAACGCTGCATCTAATGCATTTAAGATAAGGTTTTGGAATGGAGATATTGTCATTGTTTGTAAGATACTAAATGCTGTCATCATCTCTTCTGATTGAGAAGAGAAACCATTTGTTTTAGTTCTTATACCAAACAAAAGAGGAGAGGTAACTCTATGAGCAACCAGGATTCTATCTTGTATAAAATCAGCAACATATTCATATTTTTCATGTAAGTTATCTATATTAATTGTATCAATTGATGGTTTACTTTCTGGACTATCGTTGAATGATAACATAAAACGACCTGCGTTATCCGTACCTGTAAACTTCGCTTGAACTAAATCTTCTATTGTTTGTCTTTCTTCAGGTGCAGGAACTCCATTGTTAAAGTTAATCATTACCGCTGGTAAGAAACCATTTGTAATGTTATTAAAATGTAAGTTACTTATCTCACCTTCTGAGATTGCCAATTGTATTGCAGAAATCCAATCTGGAAGTGAATAGTAGTACAATCCAGGACAATAATTCTTTATGTAAAGGATTTCCATCTTTTCATTAGATGTACCGAAAGCAGGAATCTTTTTCTTATCCTTAATTCTTCTTTGGTCATTCCAATCATTACAATAGTAAAAGTTTTCAATACGAGGATTGTCATAAATCTTTTCAGCACGAATTGTTTGAATTGGTACGTGGAAAAACTTAATTATCTTAGTATGTGAATCATCCCAATAGACTTGGAATGCTGCATTACCAAATAGTTTCAAATCAAACGTTACTCTTTTAACTTCCTCTTGTGGAAGTAACTTTTGTAACACTTTATCAAATCCTTCTCTCTTAGAGTATAAACCTTTACCAAAGATTAAATCGGCAATACCTTCGATAGATGCTGCATTGGTTGTTGATACATTGAATGCAGAAATAACTGCATCAAAGAAATCATCTTGTCCATAAACACCGAAAGGCACCCACGTGTAACGAGTTTTTGTATCCTCAGTAATAATCGGTAATTGATTATTGTTTACATTAATGATTGAAAAGTTCTGTTTTTTATTCATATTAGTCATATATTACATATTTGTTTTGAGATACATGAGATACTTCGTTACCATCTAATGGGATTTGGTTCTCATATATAGATTTATCAACTGATTGAGAATGATAAACTTGTACCGAACCATGCCAAATTGGAACTGAAATTGAACCTGATGCATTAAGGATTGTTGCTCTATATTCACTACCCACAACTGCACCACTTATACTTGCAGTAAATGCAAGGATACTTTCATATTCTGTATATGATGCTGATGTTAGAGATGCAGTAAAAGAATTTAACCCCATCATATCAGTTAAACTCATTGTGAACGAATTAGACCCCGTTGGTTCGGTTCTAATAGTAAATCCGTTGGATTGGGAGATGAAATAGGCCAGCATTATCTATGTGTTTACTAATAATAACACCACTTTGGGTATATATAGTTAAAAAAAAAGGTATCCGTATAGGATACCTTTCTATTGTGTTTATACTCAACTAATTTAATTAGTTTCCGTATACTATTGTATAGTTTTGTGTTAAACCACTTAATGCACTTGATACTGTTGAACCGGATAAAAATGCTGCTGGTTCTTTTTCCATTCCGTCAAAAGTCACTGAATAACCAAAAAGGTCTCCCAATGCTCCACCAGTTTGAATAGTTCCTGCAGTCACATCACATCCTTCTTTTTCACCTGCTAATAAAGATTCACCATTCAATGTCCACAAAATGATTTGAGGACGGCCATAAGCCATCAACTTCAATTGTGTAGTCATTTCATTGGTTAACTTCTTTAAGTTTAAAGTTGTTTGTTGAGAGAAGAAGGTTGTACCATTTTCTCTTGATGTATTAACTGTTTCAGTATAGGCACTCGTACCTTTTAATTGGTAGTAATACAAAGTACTTCCAGAAGGAAGAGCTGTTACTTGTCCATTAGCATCTTTAGTAAATGAGCCTGTAGTGTAATTGATAAAATAAACTCCTTGAAGTCCACCTACCGATTCTCTACATACTTCATTTCTTCCAGCTGTTAATCCACATTGACCTGATGTATATGCCATAATGTTGTTATTTATTTAAGTTAATTAAAAGGGTGAGTGTTACCCCACCCTTTATTATATTTTATTAGTATGCTCCGTAATAAACGATATCACCTGCAATACCGAATTGAACACCAGATGTAAATCTCATGATAATTCTGTAATTTTGTGAACCGTCGATGTCTGCCATATCGATAACTTTAACTTGGTTGTAATCACTTAATAAACCAGTTCCGAAGAATAAGTTTGATTTTTGTGCTGCAACGATTTTGTTATCACTCATACCAGGACATAATACAACGTCAATACCATTGTAGTTATAAGGTTTTTCCCCAATAACGAAATTATTTTGGTAACCATTTGCACCGATGTTAGTAACTGTTGTACCTGCAGTTGTTGAAGTACCACCAGTTGCTTGTTGCCATGCTCTTGCAACACCTGTACCTACGTATAAAACTAAATCTTGCTTACCATAAACAGTAGTTGGGATAGTTTGTACGATAGAATCAAATTTAGCAATAACGTTTGCTGAAGTTACACTACCAGAGATGATTGCTGAAGAACCACCACTTGCTCTTGCTGGTAATACTGCGTTACCTGCTGCTACTGAAGCAGAGAATAAAGTTTCGAAACCTGTGAAAGAACCATTAGTTGAAGTTCCTTGCCAGATGTTTTGTTCTGTTGCTTCTGCAACTTTACCACCAACGTAAGATACTAAATAATCGTTGAATGATTTTGGAATCTCATCAAATGCTGAGAAACCTAATTGTAATGCCTCCCATGAAGCTAAGAAATCTTGCTTACATAATTGGATGTTTACTTGTAACTCTTTTGGAGTTAATACTTGTTCAGAGATTGTTACTGAACCTGTGTTTGTTACGAAATCGCAAGATGCATCGTTAACTAAGTTAGCAACTGAGATTTTTTGGATAACTGATTTGTACTTCACGTTTGGCATGATAGTAACCAATTTCTTATCCAATGTGTTTGCACTTAACAACGCTGCTGCGATGTATCCTGATGCTGCCTCACCTGCGTATGTACCGCCAGAGATAGTAGGATTAGCGAATTTTTGAATTTTGTTCATTGTTTTTTTTCTTTTGAAATTAATAATTTATTTATAAAGTTTAGATAAGAATGAAGATTGGAAATCACCAGTCTTCTTATTATTTAAACCTTTATTTCCTGTTTGTGTTGAGAATTTAGAAACGTTTTCAGTTGGAGCACCATCTAATTTTGGTAACTCTTCTTCTGCTTTAATTCCTGCAACTTCTTCAGTTACTTGAGAATCTACTGGAGGCATCATCGCTTCTTCACACTTAACTAATCTAGCTTCTAATTCTGAAATTCTATATGCTAATTTAGTTAAATTGATTTCAACATCACCTTCACTATCATCACCTGCTTCATCTGAAGATTCAGTATCTTCTGGAAGTGGTTCAACTGTTGCATCTTCTTCCGATGCTTTTAATGTTCCTTTTTCAACT